ATAGATGGCCAGATATTATAGTTACTAATAATAGTGATGAGTCGAAGTGGCATCCTCAAATACGCGAACTGCATAGTAGAGGTTTATCTAGCTTGAGTGGTAAGTCTAGAGTAAAGGTAGTTAGTAACCCTGCAGCGAAAACTGCCAACTTCTTACACGGGATATCGGGTATAGATTCGTTTATTACACTACATGGATGGCTTCGTATTATACCGGAGGATATCTGTAACATATACACAATTTATAATGGGCATCCAGGCCTTATTACTGACTATCCTGAGCTAAAGGGTAAGGATCCACAAGAGCGTATGTTTAAAGAAGGTAACTATACTTACTATGGCAGTGTTGTTCATAAGGTAGTGCCTGAAGTAGATAGTGGGGAGATAGTTTCTGAAGTAAGGCGTTTCAATACTATGAAAACACTCGATGAGGTATTTGCGGGATTAAAGAGTACTTCTTTAGCGGCATGGATTGATTTCTTACAAACAACAGATATAATGAAAAGATGCTGATATCATTCTCTGGAGCTCAAAGTACTGGTAAGTCTACGTTACTTAATATTTTAAAGGATAATAATCCGGATATTTTTATTGTAGATGAAGTAACTAGAAAGATTAAGCGTAAGTTTAATATGCCTATCAATGAGGATGGTGGTGATCTTACGCAATATATGATTATGAATGATCATATAGAAAATGTATACCGTAAGACGTATGCTGAGCATACTATCTTAGATAGGTGTGCTGTTGATGGTATTGTATATACAGATTGGTTAGCTAAGCAAAATAAAGTGAGTACAGTTATATACGACGCTGCATTGAGAGTTTATACTCATTTAGTAGATAAGTACGATGTTATTTTTTATACGAATCCTCATGATGTTCCGCTGGTAGATGATGGTGAGCGTTCTGCTGATATAAATTTTAGAAATGATATTATTGAATTATTTGAAGAGTATTTAAATGGGTTTGATAATGTAGTTACTCTATCAGGTACGGTAGAAGAAAGGTTAAAAATTGTAAAAGAAACTCTTGAAGAACGAGGGTTAGATATTAAAATTAATTAAGTTATGGCATTAAAAGAACTAGACAATAGTAATATTAGTAAGCATTTGGGTCAATCGTCTCAATATAAAGACACGTACGATCCAGAGCTTTTAGTAAGAGAGCCTAGAGCGTCTAATAGAACGCATCTAGATATAGACGATGATAATCTTCCTTTCGATGGAGGCGATACTTGGAACGCATATGAAGTATCAGGACTTACAGATTACGGATTACCTGTAGTAGGTATTGCAAAGGTTTATATTCCCTGTGATAGTGAATTTATCGTCGAGTCTAAATCCTTTAAGCTATATTTTAACTCCTTTAATATGACTAAACTTGGTAAAAACCAAGCTGAAGTATTAAAGACTATTGAGCGAAATGCGCAAGCTGATCTTTCAGAGTTGCTTGAACGTAATGTTGAAGTACGAGTTGATACCAACGAGCATGTACTTGCCGAAGTTACAACTGCAAATGATGAATGGGGTCATAACTACCGCGAGTTTAGTCATATTACTCTAGAAGAAGAGTATCCTATTGACCATTTGGATTTTACTGTTTATCAGGAGACTCCGGAATTACTCGTACCTGTTCAGAATGATGTAGATGTAGTTCGTTATCACAGTGCACTGCTTAAGTCTAACTGTCGTGTAACTTCACAACCCGACTGGGGTGATGTGTATATTGAAATTGAAGGGGATAAGGCAGTTGATCCTATCTCTCTGCTTAAATATATTGTCTCATTTAGAGATGAATGTCACTTTCATGAAGAGATTTGCGAGACTATCTATAAGCGCTTATATGATATCCTTAAACCAGATAAGCTGGCTGTAAGGTGTTTATATGCTCGTAGAGGTGGTATCGATATTAACCCTGAAAGATATTCAGATGTTAGTATGCGACATTTTACCTTACATGATGTTACAGTGCCTCATGTAAAGACACCCAAGCAGTAGTACAACAAAAAAGCCGGCATATATGCCGGCTTTTTTAATTTATAGGGTTAATCTATTTTTAAAGAGTTAGGTTTAGTTTTACGTATATATACTTCTCCATACACTTCTAATTTACCGGTTTCTTCTTGAAACTTCTTCTGAGACATTTTTCTCCAATCCTTTAGACCCTTGTATATCTCCTCGGCCTTCTTTTCTACATACTTTACATCATCATAGTGTTTCTCGCACTCAGCGTAAGGTCTCGCTTTAGCATTAAAGTGATAGAACGATGGTAATGCATAACCACCTTTCTTTTTACTAGCCGCGGCGGTCTTAGCAGCTCCCTGCTTACGCTTCTCGATAAATTTAATAAATAACTTTTCAGCTGATGTAACAGTATCTTTAAATGCTTCAATAAGTTTTAAGAACTTCATAAATTTATTTATATCATATAATAAGAAAAGCAGTAGGACTTTCGCCCTACTGCTTTAATTTTTAGCTTGATAGTTGTATCCTAGAAGTATACAGACTGAGAGCCTGGAGTAAACGATTCACCAAGTCCATTCACTAAAATGACATGATAGTAGAGATCCGCCCCGAAGATATTATCGACGACGCCATAACGAGTAAGCAAGCCTACACGTGGAGCGAAGTCATTCGGGCCGATTGTTCTCTGTACCATGACAGGAATGTACGGACAATAAATGATACCAGTATCGTAGAATTCTGGACCCTTGTAACCAAGGAGTGCATATTCAATACCATTTCCATTACCAGCTGGGTTAGTATAGTAACCTTGACTGTATTCATTGGTATTTTGAACTTCTGTACGAGTATCACGGTAAACGTTAAATCTTCCACCAATTGAACCAACCTTGGCAATACCAACAGGTTGTGTATTCACGTCACCTTGAACAGGTACCCACTGGAATTCAGGGAGCATTTCAAGAATCGCGCATACACGAGGAGTTGCAACAATAAAGTTAGCAGCGCCTCTTCTGTTACGTACAGCAATACGATTGGCCTCAATGATTAATCTCTGATAGAAATCACGATTACGCTCAACTAACCAACGACCATCTGCAGAAGCAGGTGACCAAGTAGAGAAACGCTTGCTACCTAAGGCAGCTTGGATCATTCTCATGAGCATTTCACGATCGATCTCAGCTTGGATCTCATACGACATAGCGTTTGTGATCTCAGCGTCAACATCGATTCCGTTCATGTTCTTGAGGTCTTGCTCGAGTTCAACCGACCAGCGCGCGCCTAAACGACGTGTACCAGCTTCAACGGCTGTTTTCTCGAACTTAACCTCCATTTGAGGAATGTTTCCAGTGATTTCGAAAGCAGAAAGTATCTGAGCTACACCTTTGTCCTGATCAGCAAAATTCCATTCGGAATTTGCACCGTCAGTACCGGATAATGTTGGAGCAGTGGCACCAGTAAAGCGGGTATCAAGTAATTGATAACCTGCTTCAGAACCTGGAAGACCGGCTTGTCCATCATATGGAGAACCAGGAGCAGCTGCTACTGGCACAGTCTTACCATCGGTACCAGTACCAAGTGAATCAGACTGGTAAGCATAACGCAAAGCGAATGCAAGACCAACTGGGCCACTCATTGGCTGGACTCCAACGATTTCATTAGTAATAAGCTCAGGAAACGTACGACGAATCATCGGGATTAAGACTTTCGGTAAACGAGCATCACCTTGTGCATATGTGTCACCAGAGTTAACCTGGTTGGACGGATTGTATTGACCGCCAGCGTTGCCACCAAGGGCTCCTCCGCCGGTACTATTACCTTCTTCTATACACCACTTCTCCTGGTTCTCTAAGAGAACAGCAGTATTTAAGCGGGTGTGGTCATCTTCAATAGACTTAACGCTATCAGATGTATAATCAAGAACAGGAGCCCACTTCTCTAGAAGTGCGTCTGCTCTATCTCTATCAATAAATGATTGTGGTTTATTCATAATTTAATTATTTTTCCTTTCTTTTCGACCTACATGGGAATAAATCCCAAGATACTCAGGTGACAAGCACCTCATTGTTCGGGGTTAAAATTACTTCATTCGTTGTAATTCCGAAAGATATGGGTTAGTTACCGGAGC